TCTCATTGTCTATTGTGTCAAGAATCTTGAGTAGATTCTCAACCCCATCCGCATCGAGAGAACTGTCGAAAGTCTCATCAAGAATCAGTAGGTTGGTGGCGATACTGTTCTTCATCTTAGCAACCTGCCTCCAAGTAAACAGGAGTGCTAAGTCGATGCGTTGCTTTTCACCCTCGGAGAAACTGTCATAAGAAAACGCATCACGATGGCGTGACCGTATGGTTTCTTTGAAAGATTCGTCTAAGTCAAAGTGAACGTAGAAATCAAGCACCTGAAGATACTGGTTGGTCAACTGATTGATGACCGGCAGGTATTGCTTGATGATCTTGGTTTTAATACCAGTATCTTTAAGGAGTTCTGTTATGACGTTGTTGTATTCTCTCTGTTCGGCGAGGTCGTGCCGCTCGTCCGTGAGAGCATATTTTTTACTCTCTTCACTTGTGAGAGTATCTCGTGCTTCGGACAGGCTATGTACACCTGTTTCGAGTTCGGATAACTCACCTTGTAAAGAAGTAATTCTTCTTTGGGTCCATGTGATTTTTTCTTTGATGGTGTTGATTTGATTACGTTGCTCAACCTCTGTATCAATTGAGGACTGAATATCTTGTTTATCATTAGTTAACTTTCCTATTTGGTGTTCACACTGCTGTCTTGCTTCTTCAAGTTCGTCCCACTTGTCTTTGGCGTTCTGTACCTTATCCAATCGGAAGGAGGATTCGATGGCTTGCTCACAGGTGGGGCAGTCTTCGTTGTCTTCATAGAATTTAATCTCTTTGTTAGATGCTTTCTGCTTAGAGTTAAACTGAAAGACATACTTACCCATCTCGTTGATCTTAGTATCCAATGCAGACTGACGGGTTTGAAGGTCAGATAAAACAGTATCTTCCCAACTAGTTACTTGGGTGTTAAGGCGGGCCAACTCCGACTGTTCGTCTTCAATCTGTTCTAACTTCTCTTGCTTGGCAGTTTCAGAGATTTTTGTTAACTCACCTAGGTGACGCTTCTGTGAGTCTATCTTGGTCTGGACTAACTGCAATTCATGCGAGTTACCAGATATAGATTCTTTAAGTATAGAAGTCTTCTCTTTTAGAATGCTGTTCATTTTAGAGAACACATTAATGTCCAGGAGATCTTCGATGACTTCTCGCCTCGTGGATGCGGGGAGTTGCATGAAAGGAATAAAACTGCTACTCCCCAGCACCACGATTTGATGAAAGGTTTTGTGATTTAACTTGAGAATGTTCTGCTCAAGGACTTTCTGATACTCTTTGGCATGTGAGTTCTGATTGACCATGGTGTCACCCTGCCATATTTCAAACACAGCAGGCTTCAAACCACGAACCACTTTATAACGCGCACCGGCGACGGTAAACTCAACTTCAACAACTGTCCCTTTGTTGTTGACACTATTCACCAATTGGACCTTATTGATGTTGCGATGCGCCTTTCCAAAGAGAGCAAAAGATAGCGCATCCAGCATAGTGGATTTACCAGAACCATTATGACCAACCACGAGAGTAGTCGCGGTTTCTTCTAGATTTAGGTTCGTAAAACTGTCGCCGGTGCTTAAAAAGTTTTTGTATTTCAACGAGTGAAATGTTATCATGCAATTTCCAAACTCTGTGCTTCAATCATTAGTTCACGGACTTGACCTTTGATACGTTCTTTATCCAAGTCTGTATCTACAGCGTCAATATAAGTATACAACAAATCATCCGTAGAGTCAATGTTTATTTTATCATCATCTACTTGTTTGCCCGCAAAGTCTTGAAAGTTCTCTGCTATCTGAAGTCCATGGATCTTTCTCATATTGATCCGATCAATAAACTTCTCAAACTCCTGAGGCTTGGTCTTGTTAATTACGATAACCTTCACAAACTTCTCATCCAGATTTGAGACGTTGCGTAGTGCTTGTTGTTGCTTGGTATCGTCATAGAGAATCTTTTCAAACAAAGTGATAGGATTTTCGACGGGGGTCAGTTCACGAGTCTCGGTGTCCAACACATGGAAGTACTTCCTGTCGTTGGCATCTGACCAAAAGAATTCCATTTGACTGCCAAGATAGTGAATGTTATTCTGAGAACTTTTTGTGTGAAAGTGTCCTGACAACACCATATCAAATCGCCTAAACGCATCCGCAGACATGCCATCAGAACATGGTATGCCTTTCTGCATCTCAAAGCCGCTGAGTTCTAGGTGTGCGCCAACAACATCTGCCTTACATGTGTTCAAAAAGAATCGGGTCTTCTCTTCATTCTCTGCGTTGATCCAAGGCACCAGCGCAATAGGCATGCCATCATATGACACCACTTCAGGCTTCTCAATGATACGAACCTCATTCATATAGTGACCGAGCAGTTCTTTGAGTGCGTTTAACTGATTGGTGTTTTTGTAGTAGACATCATGATTACCTGGTATAATATCCATATGAATGCCACGATCCCTAAGAACGTCAAGGAAAATACGGCGGTTGTGGTTAAGTGCTTTAAAATTGATCGAAGTACGGTTTTCATAATAGTCTCCAAGGTGCAAGATCTTTTTGATGCCGTGTTCTTCAAGGTATGGAAAGAAAACATCACGATAGAATTTCTCTTGATAGTCCATGAAGATCTCAGAACTGTTTCTGATTCCTGCGTGGGTATCGTTCAGAATTGCGACTCTCATTGCATAAACTCCGACAGATCAGAATCCGCATGGCGAGTTCTTTTCTTCTTGACCTTCTTACTATAGTCCTTGACATCTTTATCGTTGTCTTTTACCAGATCAATTCTTTCTCGTAACTCATCAACAAACGCTTGTGTTTGTCGAGATGCTTGATCATTATCAATCTCTTCTGCCACCATGAGTTCTAAGCCGCTTTCAGACAAATATTTTAACTTTATGTCTTGTTGCTTCTTTTCCTTCTCAATGCGGCGTAGGAACGCATACCATGCGATCTGAGTGAAGTATGCGAAGGCATTGGGTTTCCCTGTACGTGTGGCTTTGTCAATGTTGTAGTTCTCAATCGCTTTAAGACAATTTTCTACAGCATCCATCACCATCTCTTCACGATAGGTATACCGCACAAAGTTTGCCTTGTGTGATAAACCCTCACTGATCTTCAGAAAACATCGTGCGATGTAGTCCGTGACAACAGGTCTGGGTAGATCATTTTCTTTTGCTTCTCGCACTGTGGTCACATAGTCCACGACTGCTTGTGAGAAATCTGCGTTGTTTACGTAATGTGGTTTTTCTTTAGGTTTCATAGTTACCTCTCGCAATGAATCATTATTATACTACAAAAAAAAGTTTAAGTCAACACTTGACAGATAAGGATATTTGTGGTATAATAGAGCATCGCTCGCAGAAGAACAGAGTATACTCAATTAATGAATAGTGTCATCTCTGAGTGGGAATGGAATAACGTTACTTTGTGGGTCTTTTTCTTCACTGGTTCCATCATGTTTGTCTGCTTTCTTATCTAACAATCTTTTCATTGCTTCTGATATTCTTGCAAGACCTTCTAACTGATCTTTTTTATATTCTTCCACGCGTTCTTTAGCGATCATCTGACAGTCTACTATAGCAGTTCGATACTGATTTATAAGGTAATCACGAGGGCGATTGATTGATATAATATGATCGCTATTAACCATTATGTAATCAGTATCATCTTCTAAAAAATTAATAAATGGTCTGAATGCATACATTCTATCACCACCATCATATTCAAAATTAATAATTGTCATGGCATTTCTAACAATTAATTGATTATCATCATCAGATGGCCATTCCATAACTTCACATACGACTTCACTGCCATTTGATAATTTAAATTGTGCTAGATCTTTCTTTGTCATTCTCTGTCCAAGGAAATACTTCAGATGAATTTCGTTTGTAAATGTCTAACATTGCAAATTTTAAATCAATCGTTTTATTTGCTAGTCTCTTTATATATACTTTCCTAGGACCCTTTAAGTGAGCAAATTTACCAGCAAGTTTGCTTCTTTGGAATGCCTCGCTTACTTGCCATTGATCATTACCCGCCGATGTTCTTAATGTATGTGCAGTATAAGATGTTTCGTTTTTCATAATCTGATAGATTGCTTGAAACGTACCTATGTCATGCCATGCTTTTAATTTAAACACTTCATTGCTAAAATACATGTGTTCCCAACGATTCATAAACGTCTTGCACCATGGGTGTTTTACATTGAATGCAATCCAACCATTTTCAGAGTTTTTACCTCCACGATCTAGATATGTAAACAAATCATTGCCGTGAGGCAAACGATCACTCAGCCACTTCTCATCATAGTCTTCCAACTGTACGACATCACAGTCCATCCATACCACATGCGTCACATCTGACTGCATTTTATCCATTATATGTTCTATGATTGCTTGTGGTTTGTGCGAGAATTTATCCCACCAGTGATCAAAATGATCTACCATTACTTGTGAGTTAGAATCTCTCCAACGTTGCCACTCAACGTGTCTGCTACCTTTCCCTTCTTCATAATGATACGGTTGATGTTGCCACGTAGAGGTAGCGTCTTCGCCAAAATCATTCCACAAGGTTTCGTTCCAGCAGGTAATAAAATCTACCTTCATAAGGTAACTTTGGACACTTTGCTTTTAAATTGTTCGCTGTTGTATATTTTTATTCTTTCTACACTATGACGTAGTGTGAAATTGGGTTTACCTTTACTCTTTAGATCATCTGCAATGTCGTAGAGTTTGGTCGTTCTGCCATCATCTGATAATCGTAAGCCTCGACCAATGGACTGTAACACCCTGATTTGACTTTTGCTTGGAGACGCAAAGATGATGTTGTGTATATTCCGTATATTAATCCCTGTACTAAAAGTGCCCAAACTAGCGAGAGTAATAGAGTCTGTTTGAGACTCGATAATCGACCGAACTGCTTCACGATCTGTTGTTTTAGTTTCACCACTGACATAAAATAATTTCCTTCCTTCAGGCATTTTGTCTTCTATCAGATCTCTCAGAACTTTGCCGTGTTTGTCTACAAGATTGAAGAGAACGAGAGTATTACCGTCAAGACTAATAGCGAGATTACGTATAAAGTTATTGCGTTTGTTGTGTGATACCAGGAAGTCAATCTCCTCTTGATACGAGCAACCATGAAGCCTATCTCCATCTTCTTTTAAATGTTGTAAAAGTATAATGTCAATGTCTAGACTGGCAAGTTGCTTTTTCTCTTGGAGTGTCGCGGTGGTCGTTACTCTATGGACTGGACCAAACAATCCTTCAAGCACCAGTTTATGAACCTGTGTGCCGTCTAGCGTACCTGTTGTACCAAATCTGTACTCTGCATTGTACGATTTGTTCATAATCGATGACAACGACTTAGATTTAAAGCCGTGTACCTCATCACCAAATATGCAACCAAAATCCTCAAACCACTTTGGGCTGAGTTTATAGATTGATTGCCACGTGGTGATGATTATTCGTTTATTTGTTTCTTTATCTTTACCACTGTATATTTTATGAAACAATTCCGAGTCAAAACCATACTCAGTAAAGTCTTTCGCCATTTGTTCAACCAAAGATGTTGTGGGAACAATGAGCAACACTTTCTTATCGTGATTCTCTAGATACCAACGCATCAACATGTAGATGATGAGGGACTTACCACTACCTGTTGGTGATATCAGAATGGATCGTTTAAATTTAATTGCATGACACACAGCATCATACTGATAGTCTCGTGGTGCAAATGGAAGTCCAAGAGTGGATATCCACTTCATTGTTTCCATATGATTGACTTTGTTTATGGTCTGTGGCACACCGTACGGACCATCTTCTACGTGAATGCCATATCCACGTTCCATACAAAACTTCTTGATGCTCCAATACAAACCCGCATTGATCTCACCGTTAGTGCGGTTCAGCATACGAATCTTGCCGTCCCATCTTCGGGCTTTGACCGCAGGCATAAACTTCGCACCCGGTACCTCAAACGTGTAATACTCAGATAACTCAGACGCCACCGATTGATCGCAGTCTGTCAACTGGAGCATCGCGTGATCTTTTAATCTGAATTTAATTTCTTGCAATTAGAACCCTGCTTCAAACTGTTTCCATCTGATGATGTTACCTACAGTTTGATGCCTCCACTTGAGATTATCAACTATTTCCTTAAGTGTATCTATCATGGTTTTTAAGTATTCAATCCTGGCTTCACTTGCCACAAGTTCTGTATCAGCCTCAACAAAGTGTTCCATGTCACCTTTCAGAATTTTTAGCCCGTCAAATGGATCTGGATTCCAACCTTGAGCCGCAATTTCTTCTTGACTCAATTTACCATGGAACCAAAGCCATTTATATTTCATTAGTTCTTTTTGTTTGAACTCAGCGTCTTTGAGTTTCAACTTGGCCTTAGACAACAAGCCAAGATACTTAGCATGAAGTTCAGGAGTTTGTTGACTAGATATGTCTAGGGAGTTAGGATCGATTCGGCAGTCTTTCTGCCACGCATCCAATATTTGTTCTAATGTCATTATATAGTCTCATAGTAAAATATCTTTTATTATATCACAAAATCTCAAAGTAATCAAATGCAAATGTCATAGGACATGTGATAAACGTTTCTTCACTGGCAGCATTCATCTGAACATCACCTAGCGTAACAGGGAAAGCATTCACATACCTAAACTCTTTGTTCTTGTTGTTAGAACTGGTAAGTAATGCGACTGAGATATCACAGTAATCCGATAGCGATGGATTGTCAAAAGAAGAGAGTCTATGCTTGGACTCTACCATATTCTCCATCCAAGTGTAAATCTCCGAATATACTTCCATGTTTTCATCTAGTAAAACGTCCATTGATAGTGACGCAAATTCAATTTGATCACCAATAAAAGGAACACCAGCCAGACGAGGTCGACCTAACTTAGTCTCGCCGATTTCCATACTAGGATGTTGGATAGATTGTGCCGCAAAAGAGAGATAAGGATATCTCTCCTTGTTAATCAGCACCCGAAAACCCGTAGGTTGTAAATAGTTTGTTTGGCAATAATCTTTCATACAGTTATTTATACGTAAAAAAAACCCCGCACGAGGCGGGGTCAAAACGTTTTATTGTTTTTATTTTATACAGTCTTAGGCGAGGATATTGTCAACGCGGAAGATTCTGTAGTACTGGTTAGAACGAGCCGTTCCCAGACCTTCGTTCAATGCAGAACCACCTTCTGAGTAAGGATTACTTACCATGCCATAACGAGTCTTGAACCCGATACGTGGTTGGAAGTCATTCTCACCAACTGCACGTACCATCTGGAGAGGTACGTAAGGGCAGTAGAATACACCAGCGTCATAAGGATTGGTGCCTTTGTAACCAACAGTTACATAGTCAGCAACCGCATATGGGTCGATGTAGACTTTGGTGCGTCCGTTAAGAACACCAGCAAACGTGTTGCCTGTGTCATCTACGTTCAAAGAAGTAGACAATGCAGGTGAGTAGTCAAGCATACCAGCGGCAGTCAAGGCAGTAGCAACATCTGAAGAACAGATGATGAAGTTACCCTTACCACGACGAGTTTCTTTAGCGATTACGTTACACTCACGCTCCAATTGAACCAAGAGACCCTTGAACTTCTCAACTGACCAACGGCCATCGGCGTCAGTAGCGAGGTCAAAGATACCAGCAGTCTGGATACCAGCCTGTCGTGAACCAATCTTCGCTTGGCTGTTGATAGTTCGGATAACTTCTCGGTTGATTTCAGCAAGAATCTCAGTTGACAAAATGTTTGCCAATTCTGTTTCTGCGTCAAGACCGTGGATTGCCTTAAGATCTTGTGCAAGTTCCAGAGTGTACTCTGCTTTCAATGCACGTGACTTAGCGACAACGCTGGTCTTATCAATTGAGAAACCCATCTCATGGAAAGTGTTTGCACCAGCGCCAGTCCCGAGGGCTTCTGCGTCAGCAGTTGACATACCAACACCTACGCTAGGTACGAACAAACCTTCTGAGTCAACAAGATCTGAGTCTTGTACGCCAGACGTTTCACCGTCAGTCGCACCAGCCAAACCTGAAGGACCACGTGAGTTGTGAGATCCAGCATTTGCTTCGTCATGTACACTGTCACCAGAGTAAGTAGTTTGTGCTTCGTTGAAGAGTGCTTCAGTACCTGCGGCACCACCACCAACTTTAGGCGTCTTGTATTGTGAACGCATAGCGAAGATCAAGCCCGTAGGACCAGTCATAGGCTGTACACCACATACATCATATGCCATCAAGTTAGGCATTGCGCGACGAACAAGAGCGATCAGGATTGGATTCCAGTTAGTAGCGGCACCGGTGCCACCGTCATTTCCAGAAATACCGTTTCCAGCCGCGTTAGCCGCAACTTCGTTCATCATACCCTGCTCATAGAGGGCTTTTTCTTGGTTCTCAAGTACCGCGGCAGTTACGCTACGACGATGTGAATCTGAAATTTTACCTGCAGACTCTTCGTTGAGTACTGGAGACCATTTTTCTACTAATTGATCATACGATTGCATTAGTATTCTCCTTATTTGTTAGATTTTTTGATTGCTGAAAGGTACTGAGACATTGCACCGTTAATTTCGGCGGTATCGTCAGACCAATCGTCAGTAGTTTCATCAAGAACTTCTTCAGTGATTTCTTTCTTAAAGTAAGACTCTTTAACAGTCTTGACTTTAGCAGTGAAAGATTCTTCATCTTCAAAGTCTAAAGATTCTACTAATGACTTTAACTTTTCTACTTCAGTTTCGGCCATATCACGTGCACTTTCGCGAACGATAGTATCACGCTGGAGGGCTTCTAACTGTTGTGACATTTCAATTGCAGTGCCAGTTTGTTCGTTGAGTTTTTCTTCCAACTCTTGAACTGTTTCTGCAAGTTCATCAACTAAGTCTACCTTGGTTTCAGGAACGTCGATGTAAGATTCAACGAACAAGTCTTTCAACGAGTTCATAAAGCCTTCAGCGATCTCAGTGCGAAGACCAGTCTCCACAGCGAGTTTGTTCTCTTCCATCCATTGTTCAACTACGTAGTTGAGATATGAATCAACTTTCTCCACGAGATCAGAACGAGTAGAATCAAGTTCTTCTTCCAATCGAGATTGATACTCGTCTTCTAAACGAAGAACTTCTTCCGAGATTTTCGTTTTGATTGCAGTTTCAAAGATGACAGCAGTTTTCACTTTAAACTCATCTGATAAAGTGGCTTCGCTTTCTACCAATGTGTTGAGTTCGTCAGAAAAATCGTAAGATGCTTCCGCAACTTCTTCTTCTTCAGAGATCTCTTCAACACCCATTTGATCCAGAAGAGCCTCAAGGTCTTCTTTCTTCATGGATGCCATCATTTTGTAGCCAGCGTTAACCATTGCAGCCTTTGCCTTAGGCGTATTGCCTAGAGGTGCAGGCTCGTCTTTGCCGTCTTTGTCGCCTTTACGCTTACCCGCTTTTTTCACTGATGCGGACGTAGCCGCTACAGATGCAACGCTTTGCGCTTCAGCATTCTTCATATCGTGACCTTCCTCGACTTGGTTGTCCTCATCGTGAAGTTCAAGGTCTAAATTATCTTCAGACATATTTGACTCCTTATTTGTTTGACTTGAGCAACGAGAGGAAATTTTTAAACTCACGAATCTGCGTCTCGTAAAGATGCTTTTTCGGAGCAGTTTTAATTTCTGTCTCCATTTCTTCAATTACTTGAGGTTGAATAATGCCATTATTCCATACCCACTCTACGCCTTCCATTATGCCATTGACAAATGCGGCTGGAGCGGAGGGATCTTGTACGATATCGACTGTATTTAAAATAAAATCGTCACGTACATAGTTAGCACCACCTTTACTCTCAAGACTACCCATACCACGAGTTGACACGCCTAGTTGAACGCCACCTTCAAGTAGACCTTTTACAATCTGACCCATAGGAGTATCCAAAATTTGTGCCTTTCCAACAACATCATTACCCTTCCATTCTAGTTGGGTAATGAGGTGAGAAACTTTATCAAGATTCACAGTAGGACCTTCGGGATGATTTAACTCACCCACTGCTCGCTTCTGTGCCACTTGTTCGGTAACGTACTTATCTACTGCCTTTTCCATGATGGGCTTAGGATAAATACGACCGTTTCTATTCTTTTGTTCTGCTTGTGCAAATACACCTTCAATGGCAAACGACTTAGGCTTACCATCTTTTGCTTCTGTGATCACCGTTTCAATGGACTGATCAATGTATTCTGCCATTAATTTCATTTACATTTCCTTAGCAAACATGACACCCATCTTTTCTGCCTCTTTCTGAGACCTATAGGTGTCTAATTTATCGCCGTCAATATAAACGGAGAACCCTTTGTTATCTTTATGAACCATAACCGTATGCTTGCTAACCTTCTTTTGGAAAACGTGTTCCCCAGCAGGCATGGATTTTGCTTCTCTTATGTTCTTAAAAGATTTCATAGTTTTATTTATACAATCTTAATTTTCAACAGGTTCTTCAACTTCATTATTATAAATTTGACCAGCAATTCGTGCTTTGGCTTGATCCAGAGTGTCTTGCAAACGATCACTTACCATGTCATTGAACTGTTTACCTGCTGTGGTAAAATCTTTCTTATCAATAGCATCAAGAAAATCATTGATGTCGTTTTTTTCTAAATCAACATCATCGCCAGTAACAGTACCCAGATCACCTACTGGACCCTGGTCTACAACTTCAATTTCTGGCTGTTCTAATTCTAATTCTACTTCACTCATTTTATATCCTCGCTATGTAAGATGTTTTCTTTAAATTATCATTAAGTTTTCTGCCTGTACTACCAGCAGTTTTGTGTTCTGAAAGCGTTTCGTCCCAGACCTGATCCGCAGCCGCATTCGCAATTGCAGTAACATCGGCTGGTGTAATCGCAACCGCAAGTGCTTCTACCGTAATCAATTCAACAATGTTGGATCGTACCAGTGACACTGAGGCACCTTCAGCAAAGAAGAACGGTGTTTCACCTGCTTCTCTAGTATATAGGTTACCTGTTATAGTCAATGTGTAGGACGATTTACTAGGTGCAGGTTGTATTCTCCAACCGTTCTCTAAGAAGTATGTAACACCCAAGTCTTGTGATTCTGTAATCGGGTCACCACCAACAGCAGTAAATGCTTTATCCCACACCCTTGCATCTGGCGCGTCTTGCGAAAATAAGATCCATTCTTTCCAAGCAGAGTATAGGTCAGTCTTTACGTCCAGTACAGTGACACCTTCGTTTACAAAGATAGTCTTGGTCGCACCGTCAAATGCAACCTTTTGATTTGGATGGCCACCTTCATCAGTGGGCAACCAATCCCACCACGTACCGTAGCGGATAGTGGTCATAAATCCCATTACTGAGCGATCTCTTTGAACTCTACTGTGAACAGTGCTCGTACATCTTCGACATCAAATATCATCTGTTTGGCATAAACAGTCCACACAAATTCTGGTCCAATGAACCCGAATAACTGTGGTGAACCACCCGTAGTTGTACCTGTACTTGTTACTGGTGTTGTCCAATCAGCATCGGCATAGAGTACCGCAGTGTTCAATCCTGTGTACTTCAAGTACACCTCATCTGTTGACAACGTGAATCCAGCAAAGTCTTTTGCTTTGTACAAACCACCGCCAGGATTAGGAGGAAACGTTTTTATGTAGGGCTCGCCCAATGTCCATTCACTTGCAGTAGCAGTTACCGATGTCGGGTTGACCCATGCAAGTGCGCCACTGGGTTGTGCAGAGATGTCTTTGTTGATTGAGATATCGTTACCATCAATCTCCATGACTACTGATCCCGCAGGAACGTTAGTGCCTGATACGGATGCGCCTACTGCGACACTACCAATTGCAGTCAGAGTGATAACACGACCCGAAGATGCAGTGCCACCATCAATCGTTTGAGAACCAGATGAAGAGTTGGTGATCGTTGTAATGTCTTCAAACTTCGTACCACCATCATCCGATGCGTTCTTGAATCCACCATTCTGAATATCAACATACGTATCTGTGAGACTCTTTTCTCCATGACCCGTGTACATATCTTCGAAAGCACGTTTGTTGGTTAAGCCTGATTCGTAGTTAACACCCGCAGTTGACAACTGGATTTCTGTTCCTGGCACATTTGTCCATTCATGCCCAGAGTGAACTGTTTGTGCTTGAACTTTCCAGTGTACTGTTGCGTGTCGGCTTGCACCTGCTTGTTTCATTGATTGCGTAATTGCCGCATCGAAGGCGGATACTGAAAACAATGTGGGAATGAATATATCGTGATTAGTTGCCCCGCTTGGTTTCACTGGTTGTGGTCTAATAGAGAACAACGGTTCAAACGATGCAGTGGGTACAACAAAGTGTGGTGAACTGAATACACGAGGCGAACCCAGTGATTGTAAATCAATATCAGTCTCAGTCCATACTGCGGCAGACCAAACACGAATGTAAACTTCTGTTGCCGCAGTTGCACCCGCATTACCACCGGTGAGTACTGTTGCCCAAGGACCAGCATCAATCTCTGCGTCTGTGTATGCACGAATTGCTTGACACTGTGGTAATGATGCAGTAGCACTCATTGGTTCGGTGTAACTGTTACCGTGGTAGTATGAGTGAATGACAACACGTTGCCCCTCAAAGAAAGTACCGAAACGAACACGTCCAGCACCATGCCACTGAATATCAATCCAGTACAGGTTGTCTTTACCTAGATCAAATTTCATACCAGATCTGTTAGAGAGACTACGTGAACCATCCAGAACATCACCATTGAAGGTATCAATACCCAATGTGGTTGCTGTGGTTGCGTGAGAACATGCTACCAGTGTATCTACTTTGGTGCCGCTAATGTTAGAACGTCTCTCAAGATAGAGAACGCCATCTGGACCTACATGGAACATAAACCCGTTGTTGGCATCAAACAAACCAAATCGTCGTGATACACCAGTTGCTACGGGTGAGTCCAGAGTTCCTGCACCACTGAATAAACAAGTTCCCATAAACAAATGAGATGAACCTGCGATGTAGTGATGGTATGTTTTTGCTGTTGCGGTTGCGAGGTCACCTTCGTTACTGACTGCAACCTGAATATATTTGCCAGTATCATCGTATGCTGAGGATGCGGTTGTGTCACTAGGTACTTGACCCGCACCTACTCTTGTTGCAACTGAAGAATAGTTGTTGACAAACTCACTCGCATTACTGAATACGTACTTACCTAACTG